CCACGCCCACGCTATGACGTAGTCTGGGCTGGCGTTGGCTAGGTCTTTCTTGACCGCCGGGTCTGCCAGCAATTCAACGAGGTCGGTCATGGGCCGAACTGGGCGAAGGCTCTATCCCGGCGGCGCTTGTCACGTTCACTGGCATATGTGTCTTCCAGCCACTCTCGGTTCACTAGAGCCAGCCCGCGATTCAACACATAGCTGTCAATGACATCCCACTTGCTGACCGACCAAATGATGCGGGGCTTCATGTGCAGGCGCAGGCGGAAACGGTATGCGGTGCCCTCATGCCGGTGAAAGTTGTACCACGCCCACCAGACGACAAAGCCACCCGGTGCCTTGCGGTAGTTCAGGCCCAGCCTCATGCTGTTGCCCTCGGGGATGTGGTGAATCATTCCGTGTTGGCGACTTGGCGCTTGAGTTCTGCGTGCTTCAGGAGTTCGGCCAGACTGTTCTCGGCCTCGGTCTTCACCTCAATCTTCAGGGGGTTCTTGGGGTCGCCACCCACCTGCATCTTGGTGCCGTACTTGGCAGGTGACCAGCAGGCCAGCAACTTTAGTCGGGTCTCGATACGGTTGCGCTGCCAAGCGATGTAGGCGCTGCTCAGGTCGATGCGGATGATTTCGCCAGTCTTGGCGTCAATGATGGGGTTTAACTCTGGCCGCTCGTCAGCAATGACCAGCGTCTCCTCCGCCATCGCCTCGTGACCAGCCTCGCGTGCGTGCGCGACCCGTGCGGAAAGGTCTTCGTCTTTTGCCAACCAATCGTAAACCGTGCGCCACTCAGGCATATGCTCATCCCTGCATATCTTGCGTAGTGGCTCCCCTGTGCTAAGGCGTTGGGCAATCTCTTCTGCTATGGCTGGGGTGTACTTGGATGGCCTGCCTGTCTTCTTGACGGCTATGGGAGCTTCTGGGGGTGTGGTGGTAGCTACCCCTTGTGTTGGGGCTGTTTTGGTCTTGGCGGGCCGTTTGGGCGGCTTGGCGGTAGTTTCTGGCATGGTGAATCCTTATTCCTATTCGGCCAGTGTAACTGGTTGCGGGGGCTGGACTCGCACCAGCGGTCTTCTGGTTATGAGCCAGACGGATTACTGCTTTCCTACCCCGCGACAAAAGTTGTTGGTGGCTACTCTCCGATTTCTTCAAGGGGCGGCGCTAGTCTAGCCCTCGGTACCCATAGCGGGGTAATCAGTTTCACCAACACGGCTGGAGGCTGGCCTTGTACAAGCGGCTCCGTCTATCACGGCAACATGCCGAAACCAACCCCCATGCGTGTAGGTTGTTGGTACTTGTTATGCCGCAGGGCCATTGATACCATCACAAGTTGCGACATTCACTTTCCCAACACGGCTGGGTACTGGCTATCTAGCCCGCCTCATTCAAAAGTAGCCTAGGACTTCTGACTATCAGTTGGCGGGCCTACTAAGTCTTGCGGACTCAGGCTCCAATACCCATGCGTGATGGTGTTGGCACAGGGAGCTTCAGTAAAGATGTTTCGTGACAGAAAGCAGCCCGTCCGATTACTGTGCGCCAACGCTTGTATTCTAACATAAAGTTAGCCCCTTGCGGGGGCCAGTCGGTCAAATCGCAGTGGGTAAGGTGCCCACTACTTTGACTGACGCGGTTAAGAGGGGAGATTCAAAAAAAACCCTCGGTGCCCACTCACGCCTTACAGCAAACTGACTAAGCCAAGGATGATGGCAGTGATACCAAGAACAAAAAACACAAAGATGACAAACCCAAAGATGGTGTACAAGATGTCGAAAAGGTACTCGTAGTCATCTTCATCGTCGTTCATTCGGTGCCTCTTGCTCTGATTGCAGCGGCGCATTCATTTGCATCACCCTGAAATTCAGCCACCTCGTAACATTCCCTGATGCACTCTTCGCGCTCATGTGCGGCTACCAAGGCGGCAAAGCGTGTAAGTTCTTCAACCCAATATCCATGCTCAATCCGAATGCCATCATTGTTTGACTCTGTCAACCCGGATTTTTTTGCAAGCTCTTTGATGTTCATTCCGCATCCCTCCATGTCCAGCCCAGCAGCTTGGTGGTGAACCAGCGTTGTATCCATGATGGCTTGTAGAGCATCGTGAACCGAATGTCCGCAGGGCCTTCTGCGTACAGTATCCAATAGCCCACGGGCTTGGGTGGCGCTGAAATTTTGTAGGTGTTCATTTCGCCCTCGCTTTCAGCATTGCGTCTGCATATTCGTATGCAAATGTTGCCGCGTCTTCAGCAAAATAATCTTGCGCTGCATTCTGCATAAACAACCCTGCAAAGTGGTCACGCAGGGTCATGTCGCGGGCATAGCCGCCTGTTCGTTCCATCCATGTTGGGTCGACGGGTGTGGTGTCTTCTTTCATGCTTGCTCCTCAATTGCTGCGGCCAACTTGGCCCGGTTTTGCTCATAGATGGTGTCGAACACAATCAACGCACCCGCTCTGCTGATGGTGCCGTCTGCCATCCTTGTGATGATTGCGGCCAAGTACGCTGGCGGCATCAGGGCGCTCATAACCTGCCACTTTTGGTCTTCGGTCATGCTTGCTCCACACGCTCGTAGGTCATCTCAAAGATGTCAGGCTTGCAAGGGTAGTGTTCGCCCTTCACGCCAGTGATGATGTAGTAGCCCGGAGGAACAAACAATTCTCCTTCAGGCGTTCTGATGGTTGGGACGGAGTTGTGGTTATAAATCACAGCAGGGTGGTCTCCCATCTTGAACCACTGAGTGGCCTCAACGACCACTGGCTTTTTGCGGTATTTCATTTGCACTCCTTGGTGAACAGCGCCCGCACGGTGAAGCACTCAGGGACGTACTGGTAATAGTAGTAAGCGTACCCGGCCACCATCAGGGTCGCCACGAAGCCTATTGCAGTGCAGGCAAGGGCACAGAGGGTGAAGACGGCTCTCATTCTTTCTCCATCGTCTCGTTGATAGCTTGCAGCACCTCGTAGATGCGCTCGACCTCTTCGGCCATGAGTCGCCAGCGTGGCACAGATTGACCGACAATGGTGTAGTCGTTCTTGTTGCTGAACTGCATAACCTCGTCATCAGGTCGCAGCCCCCTAATCTCGCAGAGCTTGTAGGCGGCTTTCTTGCGGTCAAACGGAGTCATCCGCCTACCCCAATCTGGCCCGTCATGCTCAGGTAGTTGTTTTGGCGCTGGACTTGCAGCCACTCGATGCGGCGGGCTTCCGCCTCCTGCTCTTCCCAACGCTTGGCACCCTGCTCAATGAGGCGCTGGGCGTCTTGGGCTACTTGCTTGTCAAATTCTGCTTGTGTCATGGTCTTTTCCTTAGTTGGCGGGGGACTAAGCCCCCTGTTGGTTTAGAAGCTGGGGTCAACGTAGTGGTCGCGCTTGCCCAAAATAAGGCCACCGTTGGATTTCTGGAATCGCCCCGTGTCTTTGTTGATGTAGCCGCGAACCCATGCGCCCGTCTTACGGTCACTACGGTACAGGTCGGCATAGCCATCGGCGTTAGGCACTGTGGCGAATTCTGCGCTGCCGTCGTGGGTGCTGCCGCTCACCACCATGATAGTGTCTTCGACAACGCTGATTTGGTACGCCCAGACCTTGCTGGTCAGTTCGGTAACCTCGGTCACGGTAGCCGCGTGGCGGTCAGTCCACGACAGGGTTGTTGCGGCCATGCCAACCACCGGGGCTGGTGCGCCTACGGTCATGCGGCTGTACAGGTGGTTCACGAGGCTGTTGGTTTGTGTTCCGAGGTTCATGGTGTTTTCCTTAGTTGCCTGCGTATTGCAGTGAGGTTATTGTAACAAGAAATTAGACCTTTTGGGCGTTTTGTAAAAAAAATTCTAGGTAGTTTCCCTAGTGCTTGAGGTAGTCCAGCAAACGCTCTAGGATGTCCGTGTGCTGGTCGTAAGGGGGTAGGCTCATCTGCTGCTCAAAGGCGTGCAGGATGAACCCTACGCCCGCCTCAAAGCCCTGCTCGTACTCAGTGGGCGGCGGGGATGCCTCAGTGGGTGCCTTGCAGTTCCGGTGGGCGGCACCAAACATATCTATGTGCGCCAACAGCTTGTTGATGGGCACGGGCATCTTGGGCGGTGACTGGGTAGCACCGCAGTGCTGGCACTCGTACTGGCCCGTCTCGACGTTGATAACGATGTGGTCGTTCATGTGTAATCCCTCAGTTTGTAGCCAAGCGAGGCCATTTGTTCAATAATTTCATTAAGACTTTTACGCCCTAAATGTGGGGTTCTTAACAACTTTCCTTCAGTGCAACTTTGCAATTGCTGTAGCGTAAAAACGCCCTCGGCCTTCAAGCACCGCACCGTCCTAGCTGTAAGATTTAATTCTTCAATGCTGCGCTGCACAACGTCTTCAGCCAGCGCCCATTGATGCAATATTTTTTGTCGGCGCTCAACCATTTGCTCGGCAATAATAAATGCTTCCCCAGCCAAGTTGTATGCGTTCATTAACCCACTGGCCCGAGAAACAAGCGCCTTCATAGCCTCCATTGCAAAAAAATCAAGCAACTCTTCATTGGTTTTTTGTGTCATGCTGTGTACTCCAATGCTTGCAGGTTGCTGATGCGGGCGTTGATTTCGGTGATGGTTTTTTGAAAGTCGGCCATCACTTTTTGCTTGTGCTTTTCCAGCGCGGCAATTTGCTGTGGACGTGGGTCATAGTCTTCGGGAACATCAACCTCAACTTCGCGTGGGCCAATGTAGGTTCTGCCATCAGAGTCGCCCAGACTGACGGCAAAAAGCTCAAACGTCCCCTTCTCGTCAAAGTCATATTTTCTGTAGTGCAAGTGCGCGGTGATAGTGGTTTTCATGATGAGTTCTTTCTGGGGGACAAAGCCCCCGTGGTTGGTTAGTTCTGCGAGAAATCGTATTCGAGGCGTTCGGAAAAAGATGAGGTGTCCATGTTTTCGTTCATCTCTTCTTTAATCCAACGCGCCACCCATTGCTGGGCGGTAAGGCCGTTATGGCCTGACCCTTCGCTTTGATTTGCGTCAGCGGCTATTTCAGCGGCTTCCACCTGAGTCAGGTTGATGTCATGACGCTTGTAGATTTGCTGGGTTTCGATTGCTGTAATCATGATGGTTCTTTCTGGGGCCGAAGCCCCGTTGGTTGATTATTTATTGGGAGTGACGCGAATGTCTGCGCGACCAGCTTTACGGTAGGTCTTGAGAATCTCTTCGGTGATGCCGTAAGCTGCGCACAGCTTGGCGTAATCAACGGTGCCAGCCACGGGAATCAATTGAACGGTGACGCTGTGCATTTCGCCTTGGAAAGGGATTGCAACGCCTTTGGCGTCCTTGGCAGACTCACCGTACTTGTTGGCAATGGCGTCCTTCATTTCCTTGACTTGCAAGGCCAGTGCTTTGGCTTGCTGGTCAAGAACGTACAGTGCGTCAATGTCGCTGGTCAGGGATGCAACGACTGCGGAGATTTCGGTTTGAGAGACTTGCATGGTGTTTTCCTTAGTTGCCTGCCTTGCACTATTGCTTGGTCAGTGCCTGTAGTGTAACTGCAAATTACACTAAAAACCATCTCTCTCAAAAATATTTCACAATTTTTTCTATCGAATCCTCAAACCGATTAGTTTTTTTAATTCTGCTCTGGTGTCCTCCAGAAGCTCCGCCTCTCCGTAGCCGTAATGCTTAGGGAATCCCTTCGTGCCCAGCCCGTGGACGCCCGTCTTGCCCCGGTGATGCTCAGGGCACAGGGGTATCACATCCATGTGGCTGGCGCGTCTCCCAGCCCCCGTCCCGGCCCTTGGGTGGTGGAGTTCTGCCGGGGTGCCCTCGTAGCCCATCCTGCGGCATACGGCGCAGCCAAGCTCCGCTACCAGCGACATATGGCGTTGTTCGTCCTTAGTGGTCATTTCTTCCTCGTTGGGCGGGGGCAGTTTTCCGGGACGCTCACAACGCACCAGATGGCCTCTGGCGGGCGTTGGTGAGCGCCCAGTATCCACCTGTCAATATAGGCGTCCGCCATCTTCTTGAGGCACGTTCGGGTAACCCGCATGTCAACGCCCGTTCTCAGGCAGATGTCGGACACGCTCAAGCCATCAGAGTGTTCCAGCAGCAGCGCACGGATTGTGGGTGATTTAGGTTTGCGGTACTCATTCATTGCCTTAAACAATCGTGGTTCTGCGGTTCGTTGACTTCGGAAAGAACACCAACGAGAAGACGGGGAAGTCCATCGGCTCGTCTGGTGTCACCGTCTCACCGTTGATAAGTACAGCACCTTGGGCCATGTGCCTGCGCAACTCCCCATTGCTCATAGGGGTGCAAGGCCGCTCGGCGGACATTGGTATAGCTGGCCGTAGGTTATTCAAGTATTGCATTACGTTCATATCTTGCTCCATACCCAAATGCCCAAAATTACAAGCAATACCCAATACTGAGTTTCAGTCATGCTTTCTTCTCCAAAACGATGCTTTCAAGCAACTCCATTGCGCTGCCAACATCTTCCAATAAATAGTCGGGGAGCCTTCTGTCGGGTTGGCTAAATGCCCACGATTCCATTGCGCTCAACAACTTGAGGATGCGCAGTGCTTCTGCTTTAGTCATGTGTTCTTCTCCTTGAGGATTCTGTTAGCCCACATTGCTACCACTTTGTCGCTTGCATTCATGCCTTTGCAGTCTTCATCCGTCAGCCCTACCCACGGGCGCTGTGGTGGGGGAGTACGTTTGTTCATCATGTGCGTCAGCAACGGGCTATGCCTCCCGTTTGATTGCACGCTATGCACAGGCTCCTGCGCTGGCTGTGGTGCATTGCATATTTCGCATTGCTCTCCACGCAACCATCCATGACCACACCGCCAATTGTTTTTGCGCCATTCATCTTCGTTCCACGGCTGCGCTGCGCCGCAATCACACTCACCCGCAGGATAAGCTGGCCCGTTATGCACCGCACAATCAGACCAATGCACAGATTCCGAAACCATTTGGCGTTTTGAATTAAATCCGGTCATAGCATTCCATTCTTTAGTGTGATGCAAGTGCCCTCAAGCTGAGTGACCATTTGGTTGCCCTTGAGCGCCATCTTGCGCAGGTTGTCTTTCTGCTCATCCACGCTGGCACGGCACTCAGCCTCGCGGGTGAAATACTTCATGGCCTGCATGAACTCGCAGTGGCTGTTCATACACACAAACAGCACGGGGATGTAGATGACTTGAATCATAGGTACTTGTTCGCGCAGATTACGTCGATGACAACCTCGGTGTAGCGGCCATTGACCAGCTTGCGGGCGTAGATGATGCGTGGTCGAAAGTCAGCGCCACGGCACTCGTGCATGGCCTCAATCTGCTCACCACGGGTCAGTGGATGAACGTCTCGCTCCACAACCAAGCTCTGCCCCATTGGCTGCGATGCACAACCCACCAGCACCAGTGGTGCCAAAACAAACAGCTTTTTCATAGTGTTGCCTTTCCTTCTGCGCGGTCATTCGCGCATTGTGTTCGCCATATTTCCACTCGGGCTTGTGCGCCAATCAAGTCCCAGCGGAGCTTCTCTTCAACTTCCACAGCTTCCCTTAACCCGTCCAGTAGCTGCGTGTACTCGGGGTGCGCGTAGGCGTCCCGCTCTTGCGCCGCAATCACCTTCTCGCCACTGCGTTTCATCAGGATGGCCTTCAGGCTCTTGCGGTACTCTTCTATGTAGGTGCGCTCTGCTCGTGCTTTGGCAAAGCGCTTGCCGTGTACGAGGATGTAGTCCACCGCCTCATGTGGGTCAACTTCTCTCATTCCATCTCCTCGATAGTTATTTTCAACATGCCACCAATGTCGGGTGCCCAGTAGATGCGCAGGTCGTGTATCTGCGAGTCATCCTCGTACACCCCGGCATGGGCCAGAGAGTCCAGCGTGGCCTTCAGAAGGTTGTCCAAGTCGCGCCTGCGGTTGTCCGGGCGGTAAGCCTCCACCGTAAGGTTCAAAGGCCCGTCAAAGTGCTTCTGGGCGCGTTGGATGAGCATCTGGTCGGCCACAGCCTTGCGGTAGGAGCGTCCCTCGGCAGAGATGAGCATCCGCCCGTTGACGGTGCGCCAGTAGCTGTTGACCGATGGAGGCCACGGCAGCGTTACATGTAATGGCATCACTGGCGCTGCTCCGGTATGCGGTTGCGGATGGCGTCACCAAGCTCTTCGATGTTCACGCACTCGTCGGCCATTTTTGCGCAGGCTTCGCGTTCGAGCATGATTGCCATCATGGTGGCCTGCATGGCGTAGGCCATGATTTCCTTCTTCACATCCTCAAGCGCTTCGTTGAACTCCTGCTGGGTGAACAGGGTCTGCCCCTGACTGAACACGTTTTTCCTGAACGGATTTTCTTGCATTGAATTGCTCCTGCTTCATTTGTTTTACCAACTCGTCAACGGCTGGCTTGCCCCTTGACTTCTCCATTCTTTCCTTCAAGTCGTACCACCAAGCCTGCGTTTGGAGGAGACCAATCTCGCTCACCTTTTTGTTAAATCTTGCTATCCATTCGCGGGCTTCGCACTCCTTCATGTGCTGGATGACAGCCGGGTCTTGCTGTATCCGCACATGGTCTTTCTCCACCCAGATGGAGGTTGACTTCTTAGCGCGGGGCTTTCTCACGCACGCACCTTCGCAATCAACTCAGCAATGCGCCGCTTGTTCTTCGCCATCTGCTCGGCGGTGAGTTTGTTCTCCAGCCGCAGGGGAGATGGCTCGACATAGGAGCGGCGCAACAGGGACAAGAACTGCGGCAGGGTCGGTGGCTCCTCGGGCAACTGCTCCAACGCACGCTTGATGGTCTCCGCGCTGGTGCCAGCCATCTTTTCGCTCCAATGATTCATGGCGTTGACCACGCCAGCGTCCGTACCGTCGGCCAGCGTCTGACCCGTCTTCCACATGTTCAGGAAGCGAGTCCCGTAATGGCCCTGCATCGTGGCAAAGACCCTCTGAATCCAGCCTTCAGGTAAGCGCTGCATATGCACCTCGCTCGTCTCCGAAGATGGCCCGTGCTGCGCTCAATTGCGCTGGCTGGTACTTGGTCTGGTCATTGTTCATCCATTCGGCTTTGAAGCCTGTCCAGCCACGTTGGCAGCATGTCTCAAGGGCTTCCTGTAGGCTGATGCCAGCCTTCTTTGCCTCACGCTCAATACCGCTCAAGGCAGTCTGGGACATAGGGCTTTTCTTTGCAATGCGCAGCTTGACAAAATCACGCCACACCTCGTATGAGACGCCGTCAGGCGTTGTATTCTTTGGTTCATTTACAGGTTGTACTTCCTGTTTTGTAGCCAGCTTCTGGCCCACCCCCCGGTCAACTTCTGACCTACCCTCCGTCAGATTCTGACCCACCCCGTTGAGGTGGTACTGGTTGGGTAGGGACACGCCCTCCATTGTCTTGTGGATGATGGTCAAGTAGCCAGCACCTTGTAGGTCGAGGAGATGGCCCTTCAAGGTTGAGACGCCCATCGCGCATTCTTTGGCTAGGAGCTTGTGCGAGGGGTTGCACTGGCCTGTGTGGCCGTTGGAGTGGTTTGCCAGCATCAGCAGCACCAGTTTCTGTCCTGCGCTGGTGCAGGGCTGCTCTATTGCCCATGTCATTGCTTGGAAGCTCATTTTTCACCTTACGTTGTTGGCCGTTACTGGGAGGAGACAAGGCAGGACGGTAACGAAACGTCTTTTCGGGAGCTAACCTAGCCATGTCATCGTTAGTGTAACATCAAAATAAATCAGGACGCAACTCTTTCTTTTTAACTGCCTTGCGGGTGTACTGTTCGATTTGCACAGCAAGGGCTGCGCTGGGCCTGCGGGTGCCAGCTATCAGCAAGGCAATCCATGTCTTGGTCACGCCTAGCTCCTTTGCCATTGCAGACTTGGCTCCACGGGGGAGGGGTTGGAAATACTCGACGAGTGTCATTGGTGGAATCCTTTTTTTAACACCCCATCATACCATATAAAAAATATTTTTCTGAAAATGTCCAACCCCAAGTTAAACATGCTATAGTGCAGTCCTGTTTAACTTTCTGGAGCGTGTTGTGAGTGAATACGAGGAGCTTGTTTCAGAGAGAGAACAGATGCTTGAGGAGGCCATTGACCGGGCCGAGGTAGGCAAAGCAACGTGGGATGACTGGAGCCTTATCCGGGCAGAGCTTGGATTGCCACGAAGCCCATTTACCAACTTGAACAGGAGTGAAACATGATAGCGACAGACAGCGGCGGCGGCGACTTCAAACCAGTGCCATCCGGGATGCACCTTGCACGGTGCTACCGAATCATCGACCTCGGAACGCAGAAGACGGAGTTCCAAGGGCAGTCAAAGATGCAGCGCAAAATTATCATGCAGTTTGAAGTGCATGGCGAGGATGACAGTGGCGCACCCATACAAATGGATGACGGCAAGCCCATGAGCATCAGCAAGAACTACACGCTCTCGTTGGCTGAAAAGGCCACACTGCGTGCTGACCTGCAATCGTGGCGTGGGCGTGACTTCCGTCCAGACGAACTGCGTGGGTTCGAACTCAAGAACGTGTTGGGTGCATGGGCCATGATTTCCGTGGTGCAGGCAATGGGCAACAACGGCAAGGAGTACACCAACATCGTGACGGTCAACTCGGTGCCCTCCAGCATCAAAAAGGCTGGCTTGCCACAAGGGCACAACCCTCTGTTGCTGTGGTCACTGGAAGACCCAGACATGAAGGTGTTTGAGACCTTCAGCAACAACATCAAGACCAAGATTCAGGCGTCTCCTGAGTACAAGGCTCGGATGCAGATTCCGCAATCTCCTCCGCAACGAACTGCCCCAGCGGCTCAGAGCGGGTTTGAAGACATGGATGACGATATTCCGTTCTGAGGTGTGCCATGCGCGACAAAAGAGACACTCACACACTGGACTTGTTCACACGCACGCCGCAGCCCAAGAAGCGGAAGTATGTGCGCAAGACTGAGCCACGGGCAATGGTTCGTAGAACCGACCCTGACACCAGCCGTGCGGCTGCGAACACGATTGACGCCACTGCACTAGAGCAGCGCGTGTACGAGGTCATCTGCTCGTTCCCTAACGGGTGCATATCGGATGACATCGTCAGGCTCATTCCAGAGCATGGTGTCCAGACCGTATCACCGCGTTACGCAAAGCTCATTCAAAAGGGCTTCATCGTAGACACGGGGGAGCGCAGGCAGGGTGCCGCTGGTCGAGGCCAGCGTGTGATGCGTAAGGCAGATTGATTTACGGGGGAAAGCGGATGCTGTGGACGAAAGAACGAAAGTTTGCTACCACAGACGCAGCGAGTACCCCACCTATTTTTAAGGAAACATCATGTTTGGAGTTTTGACGCGAAAAGAATTGCAAGAGTACATCGCAAAAGAGTTAAAGCAAATGGAAGAAGAGCGGTGGCTTGTGGAGAACAACCAAGACAAGCTCTTTGCCAAGCTCAAAGATTTGGAGCGGCGTGTTGAGATGCTGGAAGGCACGCGACCAAGCAACATGCTGACCCCGGCAGAGGTCGAGGCAGAAATCAAGAGGCGCGTTGAGATGAACCGCGCCGCACGCATACAGTACCGCAAACGAAAGGCAGAAAATGCAAGCAACAGAACCCCGAGCATCTGAGTCCCAGCACTGGTACACCCGTGATGGGGTGCCCCGGTACACCGTCATCGGCAAGAACGGCAAGGAGCGCAATACAACGCTCAGGGACGCTCGAACCGAGAATCTGGTGCCATCGGTCACCACCATCCTGAACGTGGCTGCAAAGCCCGCCCTGACGGCTTGGCTGATGAATCAGGTGCTGATGGCTGCACTGACACTGCCAAAACTGCCAGAAGAGTCGGATGACGATTACTGCAAGCGTGTCATGCAGGACTCCAAGGAGCAGGGCAAGGCTGCTGCCAACGAGGGCACAGACATCCACGCGGCAATTCAGGGCTACTACGAGGGTCAAGTAGTCCGCGCCCACGAACAGAGCGTACAGGGCTGTGTGGATAGGCTCCAGAGCCATTTTGGAAATAAGCCTTGGATTGCAGAACGCTCCTTCGGCCACGAGCTTGGCTTTGGTGGCAAGTGCGACCTGTTCACAAACGTCGGTGACGGCATCGTGGTCGATGTGAAGAGCAAGGAGTTCAACGACCCGTCCAAGGTGGACGCCTACGACGAACACCTGATGCAGCTTGCGGCCTACCGCGTTGGGCTGGGTGTGCCCAAGGCACGCTGTGCTAACGTCTTCGTCTCCCGCTCGGTGCCCGGTCTAGCCGTGGTCAAGGAGTGGGACGCGGCAGACATTGACCGTGGGTGGATGATGTTCGTCCACCTTCTGACCTTCTGGCAACTCAAAAACCAACACGCATGAAATACCTGACCGAAGAAACCATCAAGCAGATTTTTTTTCAATCTGACCGCCCACGCCGTGACGCCATACTGGCCGACGAGGTGGACATTGTTCAGTTTGCAAATAACCTGATTGCATATGCCCACCCGCATCTTGCCAAAGCAGAGCATGAGCGCTGCGTGGAGATTGTGCGGGGGATGAACCCCGAGGTGGCTGCGGCGCTGGAGAACCAGCGGCCTTAGCGCATGGGTTGACCAACCATTCGCCGTCTAGCTCGGTCTGCCGCCTCTTGTTGGGATTCTCGATAGGCTTGGATGGCGGATGCGCCAAGCGACAGCGGAACTCCCACGACTGCTGCGGGCGGGAACATGGACAGACCGCCGCCGACAATGCTTGCGCCTTTGAGCGCCATCTTGGCGTAGTCGCGCTGGTCTTCTGGCTTCTCGTACTCATGGAACATCTCGGCTGCATCCAGCCCTGCTGAAAGCCCAGCAAGGGGAGGCAAGGCGTACTTGCCAACGGTTTTCATGGCACCAGCCGCTGGCTGCATCATGCCCCTGAACAGGTCAGTAACGTAATCCAACCCAGCGGTTGCCCTTGTCATTGTTCTTGCGCCAAGGCTTGGAGGCGGTGGAGGTGGTGGCCGCGTGTAGCCAATTTGGCCTTCTGGGCCTCTTGGGCCTAGCGTTGTAGGCGTGTCAGACCTTGGCAGCAAAATTCCAGAGGGCGATGATGTCAGGCCGGGTTGTTTTGCAAATAAAGCCGGGGCGTCATCTGCTACAGCGCCACTGCGCTGAAGCTCTTCAAGCAAGCGATTCATTTCTTTTTGACGCGCAGATACTTGAGCCGTTTCAGTGTTGAAGCCAGTTGTTCGAGCGCGTCCAGTAGTTCCCTCGTCGCCAAGCGTCCCTTGCAAAATTCTTGTTGTTTGGGAGTTAGAGGGCTGCCCGCCACTCAAGGGGCCAGCTTGGACTGGTGGCGTTACGCCAGCGCTTCTTTGCGCAGCAATTCTGGCCGCTTCTTCAAGACCCGCAAGCCTGACGGCATTGGCTGTCTTTTGAGAACCGTATGCTTGGGCACCAGCGGCCAAAGTGCCAACACCAGCGCCAACAGCGCCAGTGAGGAACCTCTCACCACTGCTTGCGTTTGACTTGTCGCTGGCAGGAAGAGGGTCTGCTGATGCAAGCGGCGCTGGAACAACTACCATATCGCCTTCTGAGCCATCCACTGTTGCAGGTTTTGCCGTTGGCGTGAACGGCAACTGCTGGTCTTCCGGGATTGCGTTCAGAGCGCCTGTCAAAGACTTCTCATATTCTTCCTGCGGCACGCTGACATCAAAGTACGAGCCTTTTGTGCCAGACTGCAAACCACGAGTGAACGCGCCAACGTCAGGGCCAGTGTTTACAGCCTTGGGGAAGTTTTGCTTAATCATGTTGGCGTAGTACATGCCGAAGACTTCGGGGTCTTCAAACTTAACGTACTTGTCCTTAGAGCCAGTCTGGTTGTCAACGGCCTCAAAACCTTTGCCACTGAAATCCTTGACGCCACCTAAGTTGTGGTACTTCTTAGCCATCTCGGTCTGGCCCCAGCGGCTCTCCATGCCCCATTGACCAAGCAGCACATTGGGGTCTACGTTAATTTCTTTGCTGACCTGCTGGGCAACGGGGCCGTAGGTAGCGACAAAATTGTTGACGTTTTTGTTTGCCATGTTATTCACCTGCTCTTTTCCTGCGAACAACTCCGGTTTCCGAATCTACTATGTAGCCGGGGCTTGGCTCGGCTCTGCCCGCTGCACTTGCCTTTGGAGGAGCAACAAGAATCTTGCCACCAGATGCAAGCTCTGCAAGGTCTTGATTGTATTTGTCGCGCATCTGACTGTACTCGTCCGAATCAAGATAATCTTCAGCGGTCATTTTTGAGTTCTTGAACGCTTTAGCTGCACGACGGTCAAACTGCGCACGGCGACTCAACAAGTCAGCTTTCATGCGAATAGTTTCTGGCGTATCACTCGCAGTAATGCCAGCATTAGCCATCAATCGCTGCTCAAAATCAGACACAGCGCCCTTCAGGTACTTGGACTGCTGCAACTGCATCTGCGTTGCATACATTAAAAATGTGCGGTACTTGGCTTGGTCGGCTGCATTTAACCCAGCATTGCGCATGATGTCTTCGATGGATTTGGTGCCCACGGTAAAACCGGGCAATCCAATGCCGTCTCGTATAAGCGTGGCAATGCCAGATGAAATTTTGTCGTTGTTGAGAATGCCAAACATGTCTTTGGCTTTTGGGTCTTTTGAAAATTCACGAAAAATGTTGGCGATTGTGATGGTCTCGTCCGCGTCTTTGCGTCGCGTAATAAAATCTTTGCGGCTCTCAACTTCAGCAGCAACTTCAGCCGCATCAAGAGCTTCTGTCTTTTTTTGCGCAGTGTCTAGTGGACGGTCTCGGTCTTTTGCGGCGGTTCCGTACTGAAGTTTCCACGCTTCCAGCGCTGCGTCGTTTTTCTTGTCAATAGCCTTCTTTTGGCTCTCGTGTTCCGCTATTTGCTGAGTTGAAAGTACCCCGCTTGGCAATGCGGGGTAAGGTATTGGAACAGGTGGAGGTGGCAACGCAGCGGCAGCAGGAGCAGCAGCGGCTGATGGAGCAGTCGCAACCTTGGCAGCAGGGGCTTTTGCCGCAACAGGGGCTGGAGGAGCGGCAGCAGCAACTGGAACAGCAGCGGCCACAGGAACGGCAGGCGCTGGGGCAACAGCTTTAGGCGCAGCAACAGCGGCAGGAGCAGCTTCGGCGACAGGCTTACCGCCAACAGCTTCTATGGCTACGTTCATGCCAGTCAAGTCAACTGGCTTGTATTGCGCCATCAGCTTGGTCGTTACATCAGAAACTTTCTTGTCAAAATCGCTTAATTTTTCTACGTTGCCTTGAGCCGTTGTGATGCGGTTGAGGGAGCCAAGAATTTTAATTTCAGTAGGGCTGAGCTTAACCTTCTTGAGGTCTTCAATCGTTTTGACGGAATTCAATTTCCCCGACAACGTCAACAACGAAACGTCCAACTGGCCTTCTGCATCCTTTGGCTTAATTAGCTCAGTGTTGTACGACTTTTCTGCCCAAGGAGGCGCAACGCCAGTTGTCTTGAAGACCTCCATGAATTTTTTGGCTTCTTCTGCGCCGCCTACAGATGCAACGTGGCTGTACAAAATTCGGTTGCGTGAATCCATTGGCACGGTGCCAGCAGCGGTAGGAGTGTCTTTGATGTCTGCGCCAGCTTCTGGCAAACCAGCGGGCATAACGCGGGTTGCAATTCCTGTTCTTGTGTTAAAAAGAATGCCATCCTTGTATTGAAAAGCAGCGTCTTGAAGCGTCAACAACTTAATTGCCTGCTCAGTTTCTGGGCCTGCCCCATATCTGCTGATGTAATCTGCAATGCCTTCTGCTGTTGGCCCTTTGCGTTTACCAGAGGTAGCGCCAGATGTTTTCATCATCTGCATTACAACTTCTGGGTCAGCACCTTGAGAAACCATGAACTTAAAAGCATCTGGGTCAACAACCATTTCGTCTGCTGCGCCATCGCCACCGCTTTCTCTGCCAAAAAGGCCAGCTTGAGCTTCTGTCTTTCTGCGCATGAGCGCTTGGTCACGGCGTGACTGTGCAAGCTGAAGGTTTGCAGCGGAAGTGTCTATCTCTTCTTGACGCAACTTGTCCTGCATGTCTTGGTAATTCTTTGAAGCCATGCCCACGGCTTCACCAAAGTTGCCACGGGAGGACAGAAGCCCTTGACCGATTGCCATGAGGCTTGGGTCGTAGTTGCGTTGCTGACGCGCTGAGTAGGCGTCCATGACCCGACGCATTGCTTCGTCAACGTCATCGTCCTCATCAATCGCTTCACCATACATTGGCTTCACTTTCAATGCGGACAAGGCTCCTGCTTGTTGCTTTGCCATGATTTATCCCTTATTCGTAGAAATAACCATCGTAGTTGTAATTTGGCGCATCAGCAAAATCCAAACCTTCAGTGCTGCTTGAATTGAGCAAAGAATTGTCATATTGCGATTGGTAATACTCTGGCGATGTGTAATAGTCGTAAGACGGAAGTCCAGTCATGCCCGTGCTTCCGGGGTCGCTGGTGTCTGGCGCAACATCAGCACCAAGGTAATTACCACTTTGGTCGTAAATGTTGCCCGCTGAGTCCGTGATGGTTCCATCAGCGTTGTACCTAACGCCGCTGCTGGTGTCCATTGAGGGGCTATTGTCAACAGTGCCTGTTTGTCCGGGATTTGTTCCTCCTGTGTAAGGATTTGTTCCGCCAGAAGAACTGCCCGGAGAACCACCCGAAGAACTGGTTCCACTGCCACCAAAACCTTTGAAGAAGTTAGAGATGCTGCTGCCACCAGCAGATGCCAAGCCACTGATGCCAGAGCTATTCAGCAGACCTTGCAGGGTGTTGGGCCTTGTCATTACTTGGCCCGTCACTGGGTCGCGCTGGACTCTTCCATATGCATCCAACATAGGACTGTCGCCAAACATGCTGGCAAGCGAAGCGCCAACACCAAGCGTTTGAGCCAATGGTGAGCCTGCGTAGTAGTCTTTGGACAGCGGGCCTTTGTCTTCTGTAACAGTGGTTCCCGGCACGGTGTACCCACGCATCAATTGAGATACATTTGTTGCGGTCTTCAGCGGTGCATCAATCAGCGACTGCTCGTATGCTTGCTGCTCCGTACCTGCTTTGGTCAATGCACCCGCGCCAGTCAACCCAAGAGACTGCTCTTGACCCGCAAGCTCACCCTGCGTTCTTGCCGCTTGGTTTTGATTTTGCACATTGTTTATCGCAGCGGTCACGGAATCACTGTAGCCCTTGTTCAATGCACCATACTGCTGACCAGTCAAGTTGGACTGAAGGTCAGCCATTGTTTGACCTAATGCATCAGCGTAACGCTTGCTACCCAAGCCGCCCGTGCTGACAAAACCAGCCTTGAGTTGAGGCATCAGGTTGCGTTGGATGTTCTGCTGTTGAAGGCGTGCCATCTCGTCCACCACATTGCTGGTGTACGGACTCATAAAATCTTGTATCTGCGGCGCTGCGCCAGCGGCTGCTGTGCCTGCGGTAGCCTCTGCTGCCGTCAGGCCGGGTCTGTAGGCTGTAGCGGCACCGGGGGTGGCGGCAAAGCCTTGCTGCTGCATCTCCGTCAAGGGCGCAACCTTGTTGGGGGCTGCAAGCGCCGTCTGCCCCGCTTGGGACAGGCCACTCAGATAGTTGGTGTAGTAGCTGGGCGCTTGTTGAGTTTGGGTTTTTGTCTGCGTAACGTCTGGATTCGCCCGCGTGTCAAAAATGGTATCAGCCATGTTTAGCTCCTTGCCGCTTGGTGTTCTTCAAAAAGTCCAACGGTGACTTGATTTCGGGCGGCAAATCTTTGGGTTTTGCTGACCGCACATGGGCACGAATGCCGTGCATCATGTCGTATAGTTTATCCGACCCCGCCTTTGTGGAGCCATTACCAATCGCTGCAACCACGTCTGCTGGGAATACAAATTCGCCGTCCGCCAGCATGGCCGGGATGTCATCCGACTGGCCGTCTCCAGCGCCTGTTACGGCGTCACCGCTGCGGAAGTCCACTCGCATCTTTCCGCCCGCTGCCATGAGGGGTGTGCTGAGTCCACCACGGGCATATTTTCCGTACCTAGTGCCAGTCATCGCGCCACCAGATGCAGCTTGAATTCCCGTCTTCATGTACTCAGGCACTCCGTCTGGCGAATAACCAGTGTCTTGCATGGCAACGTCTTGCGGGTTCAAGATGTCTCCGATAGGGCGGTCAACGCCGTAGGTGTAGGGGTTCATGTCGGTTCCTTGCGGGGCTTGGTCACTCAATGCGTATTGGACAGCATTGGGGTCTTCTGATTGCTGAAGCTGTTGAAACTCATCCAAAGCACCCTGAAACTTGGGCTGGTTTGGAATGACCTTGGTCTGAAAGCTGGAGGCCAAGCTGAGTGGCGCAACAGAAGACAATGATGCCGTGTTGCCAGTTGAACCAGTCGATGCAGTGGAGCCAGAAGAATAGCCAGAAGAATAGCCAGAAGAGCCAGAGGAAGAGCCAAGCCCAAGCGCACCTGACAAACCAAACGCGGCAGCGCCAAGAGCGTCAAGAGATGATGACGAAGTCTTGCCACTCGCTGGTGCTTTAGCTGGCGCAGTTGGCGCGGTGGGAGCGGCTGGTGAAGGCGTTGCAGCGGGGGCATTGGAAGACCCTCCACCATCACCGCCGCTGATGTAGTGGTCTATCGCCTCTTGCGTGCTAAACCCGGTATTGATGGATTGCCCTGTAGCGCCATTTTGACCGCCTGTGCCAGTTGTGATACCTATGCCTTGCAAGGCGCTGTTAAATCCATTGGCAATGCTTTTTGTGGTGCCCCAGTTTTGATTCAACCCACTGAAAGCAGAATTGATTGCGCCGTAAGCACCAGTTGATTGCCCAAGAATTCCAGCAAGCGCGGGGTTAACGCCAAGCTCTTTTGCTAAAGCGGGATTAAGCTGGCCTATCATTGTGGAGGCAATTGCACTTCCAAAGTCGCCGTTAATCATTGCCTTGGCTGTTGCGGCAGAAATGCCAAATTGCTTGGCAAGCAGACCCAATGCAAAATTAGACGCAATGTCCCCTACAGTAATTTTTCCTTCGTTAAAGTCCTTGATGGTCATTGCCAGACTCATGCCGGGAATCATCATTGAAGCCGCTTTGGCTATTGGCCCAACAACATTGGTGAAGTCTGTTGCAGCAACAATGCTATCCACGGTCTGGCCGGGGTCGTTGGTGAAGAGACCTTCTACGCCCTGCACAGGGACATTGGTGGCGGTCATGTTATTTGGATTGACGCCCGTCATGTTCCCATAACCAGCCGCTTGAAGCGCTTTAGCTTCTGCGTATGAAGGAGGCGCACCAAAAATACTTGCCCAACCATTTTCAGGGG